TCAGCCTTGGCAGCACCACACTCGTGCGCCCGATACCGGTATCAACCTGTATTCCTTCGCACTGAGACCCGAGGAGCACCAGCCTTCCGGCTCGTGCAACTTCTCTCGTATTGATAACGCTACTTTGCAGCTTGTTCTTTCCAACGCCACCGTTGAGGGAACTAACACTGCCAAGGTTCGCGTGTATGCCGTGAATTACAATGTTCTTCGTGTAATGTCCGGTATGGGGGGTTTTGATGTACTAGTTGTAGTAATGTGGATGTTATTACTATCAACAGTAAACAAGAACCAAAAAGTGTCCTCCTGTGATCAATTGAGCTCTGATTACAGAAAACGAGTTGCGTCCTCAGTATCATGTTTTTAATGATATAACCAGACCAGACACTAGTGATTCCGACGACGATAAGTCGGAGTTGCGACATACCTTGTTGTTCGGGAAACCCCTTACAGTCTGTTCTACCAACCTTATCTCCGAAAGGAATAAGCGGCCAAGAGTAATGAACTTGGGTACGGTAATAATGAACAGAATTGGGCAATCCGCATACCTACATTTTAAGGGCGCTAAGCAAAGCCTATGAATGGGTGCCAGAGACTGAAAGGGTATGGGTCGTTGATGAAGGTGTAAGCAACCTGAAACGGCTTAAGATACAGTCCATCCCCTAGGGAAACTTAGGGTATAAGAGGGCCTACTCGAATTGATATTCGTAGTGCATCACAGCCTCATATCTACAATTCTATTTTATGTTTATCACAAGATAAATATAAAAAATAGTATATTCAATTTATTTCCAATACGCGTTCTATCATCGCGTCATATATCTAACAGTCACAATCATAAAACAACTCCACAATTTCAACCGTCTTCTCTGTAGCGTTTTCGGGGTTCGTCCAATATTCCACTTGTTCGCGCAACCTCTCCAAGCGCGATTCCCATTCCTTCTCCTTTGATTTCTTCACAACACAAATACCTTTTCCATTCACGCCCCAGCACGAAGTAACGCCGTTACCGTCTTCGTCGGTATACTCGTCCGGGTTAAACCGAATGAATACAATTGGTTTATGGCCCACATCTTGAGATAACTCCATTATTCGTTTATTTTCACAGGAGCAGTCGTAATTCGCGTGGCAGTCCTCATCCACTTCCACTATAACAACTTGATATCCCAAGTCAAGCATTAAGTCTGGTCGGCGACGCGAACATCTATCCATTATTGTTTTATCGGCAACCCAACTGAAATCGGGAAAATGTGAAGTGATGTATTCAACAACATAGCGTTCTTTGGTTTTGTAGTTCCGAGGGACTGGCTTGTCGGGATGAGCGTGGATGAAACAGTTCAAGCAGTAACCTTCGTATTTATTACGAACAAATGTATTACACCATTCGTTTTTACACGTTTTGCTTACAATATCTTTCATATGAGGTAATTTATGGGCGAAACAGTATAATGGCGATAATTCGGTCGCTGTATTGTATCTTGCCATCTTTTTGCATCCTTGGTGAATACACATTTTACTAGTTACATTTATCATGTTTTCAAAACGATGAGCCAAGCAATATAATGGTTTCTTTTCATTCTCATAGTTGAAATGTGCGGTAATTTTACAATTAGGATAAACACACCTCTTTGCGGTAACATCAATCATTCCTTCTTGCTTGTGTAAAGAACAATATAATCCGGTTCGGCTACCTTCAACATTGAAATAAGCGATTACATTACATTTATCATATAGACACTTCTTGTGCGTGACATCAATCATTATGGAACTTCTATGACAACTACAATATAGAGGCATTTTTTCAAATGGATTGTTGAAATATGCGTAATGTGGACATCCTGTTTGAATACACCTTTTTTTAATTACATTTATCATATCATCTGACTTATGAGAAGCACAATATTTTGCCTTTTTTGAACCTTCGATGTTGTATATTGGAATAGTTTTACAACCAGGATATTCACATCTGTTATTTTTTATGTTAATCATACCGGGTAATTTATGTTCTCCACAGAATAATCGTTTGGGTTTACCTTCAAAATTATATATTGGTGTTTTGAAACAATTTTCAAAACTACAAATCGCGGAAATAACATCTAGCATCCCTTCTAACCGATGGGAACCGCAATATAACCCGGTTGTTTCACCTGGATTATTAAATGCGGGTTGTTTCCCACACCTCACCCCCTCCTCATCCACAAAAGCACACTTCTTCGGCATTTCACCCTTCTATAAAATAACCCCATCTAATTTAATTTCAATTTTACTCCAATCAAAAAATTGAAATTGTTTATTCCATTTCACCCTAATCCATACACAGCTTCACATTCGTTTCGCTACTTCGTTCGGCTTCACTTCGTTACGCTCATTCATTACACTATGACCCTCCAATTCCAATCACAACACGACTATATCACCCAAAAATACGGCTCCGCCACCACCGCCACCGCCGACTCCGCCGACTCCGTCTCCGTCACCTTCAAACCCGGCCACACGAAATCTCTCGGACGCAACGCCAATCAAATGAAAAACCCCATCTGGGAAATAATGAACCCACAAACTGGCGAAATCACATCGGTCATTATGTATTGCGAACCAAATGAATACTGTGAATTATGCCCCAGGAGCTACCAAAAAATACTTGAATACGAAGCAACCCACAACAAAGGCGAGAAAATCACGTGGTATAAAACCACGAACGGATATATTTCGTGCCACAATAACGTCTTCATCCATCAAGTCATTATGGACACGTGGGGAAATGGAAAAGGCACGAGCGTCGTAAGTGTCGACCACCTTGACCGAAATCCTCTGAATAACCGATACGACAATTTACGCATTGCGACGATGCAAGAACAACAAAAGAATAGCAAAGGAACGGCCGATGATGGAACCAAGCGCGAGAGAAAGCATAGTGCTCGCGCTCTTCCCGCCGGTATCACCCAAGATATGATGAAGAAGTATGTCGTGTATTATTTTGAATACTTGGATAAAGAACACACGCGGTCGAGAGAATTCTTCAAGGTTGAGAAACATCCCAAACTTGAAAAACCGTGGATGACGAGTAAATCCGAAAAAGTATCGCTGTTACAAAAATTGGAAGCCGCCAATAAGGTTGTCAGCGATTTGGATAAGGGCATCTTCCCTGAAGATACTGCGCCCGCTGCGGTGCTCCCGAAGTATTTATCGCTCGTCGTTGTGCGCGAAAAACCGCACTTGGTATATGAGCGAAGACGACCCGACACCGGCGTTCGCGAAGGATTGCGGATGGTCTTACCTGAAAATTATGTATTAGACCACGAAATCGTGAAGATGAAAGAGAAAGTAGAAGCAAAATACGGGGTGGGGGCGATGGATTGAACCAATCAATAATAAAATTGAATCGTAAGTATTTTTATTTCCGGCCAATATCATAAACAATCCAAGACCCCACAACACAGATGCGACCACTACGCCTTGTTCACCCAACCAACCTTATACCCGGCAAAATATACCTCATCCGCGAAAAACGGCCAGAATTCGCCCACCTGAATAGCAAAGGCGTGTTTGTAAAAAATGAGTATCCAATTTCACCTCATCACTGCACGATGAGCCACTTCACGAATGTTCATAGTAGAAATAACCCGCGCTACCCCGACCTCCACCTTCAAGACACGTATTGGAACTATTATGAAGCCGACGCCGTTGAACGCGCCTACACTACCCAGGCTCTTCGCATCATCACTGGCGACCCGGATTTCATATTTGATGATTATTGAATCATCATCCCTTCTTGTTATTATTATGATATTCTACATCTCTACACTCCCTTCACCACCCCCATCCCAACCATCCGCCACAAAACCACCGACACGACACTTCCGGCGATGAAACCGTTGCCAGCCGCCTCCAAAGTCTTTCCGAAAAAGAAATAGGCGATGGCTGGGAACACGATATACGTCAGCACGGCGTAAAACGCCATAACGCCGGTGTATTTTGTAATGTTGAAGTTCATTTTTTATTGATTGGGTTATAAAGTAACGAGAGAATATAAACTATTGCTGCTTCGCTCTGGCTTCGCCTCCGCCTCCGCCTCCGCCTCCGTATTCCACGCCAATACCCCGCTCGCCACTATAAACACAACCGAAAACCATCGGTCACTCGGGTAATTCCGGATAAATAAAAACAACGCCGATAAGAAAATGACTACGAATGCGGCCGTCTTAATCAATGTATGCTCTTTCATATTCGCGTGTTAATATAGGTAATCACAATAATTTAATCACAATATATATTATTTATATAATCAATAATGTTATTAACCTATCACGACGATTTATTAAATAGTTCATTACCCCCTAATTATTTTGAAGATTTAACGGAGTTTCGATATGTTACTAATGAATTACTCATAGCAGGCATTCATTACCCAGACGTTCCGTGTAATGAACTTGTTATGACAAAACCAAACAATAAAGTAAAATATTTAAATTATAATACGTGTAGTATTCCATTTCATACCTATTTGATGAAGAAGCCAATGGGCTAAAACAAACTGTTCAATCACATAGAGGGAGGCAAGCAATTGGTCACTCTATGACATTTGACCCATCCGTCAAAATGATAGATATACGACAAAAGATTTTGAGGAGACTTGAAATATTATATATGCTAGCATTGGAAGATGATTCTTTAATTAGAAAATGTAAAAACGAGGAATGCGACATATGTTATAAATCTTTTTTTTCCAATTATACTTGTCTTAAAGCGGTACCAAATATTTTTTGGATTGGTGTAATTTTACATTGTATACAAGATTCATATTCGCGTGTTCATACAGTAAGAACGCAACCGCAACTAACCCAACACGGAGGAGAACCTCAGATGAACCCAGGAGGAACTAATGACGGTACTTCAAATTCAGATAAAGAAACAAATATACTCTCTTTCAAATTAGTTAAAATGATTGGAGATTTAGTTGACTCGAGTCAAGTAGAGTTTGAGTCATTAAATTCGAAAGAGGATATTGTTGCCTTTTTAATTAAAAATATAAAAGAACCGGAATTACAGAAAATAATCCAAAAAAATCCAAATGACATAGGCCATATATTTAAACTTACCTTGTTTTTAAAAAATCAAAAAAAACGTATATCAACACTATATGGTAATTCCGGATTGCCATCCGAACGGAATAAAAACCTCAATATAAACAGTAAGGTAAAATACCCATATTTACACCTTTGGACATTTAAAACGCCGATTTTGATAAGTTTATTACACACTTATTAATTTTAAATAAAAATTTTTACAGAAACAAACTAAACAATCTCTATTAAATTTCCGACCAAATAAACAATTACTATTTAATAGATGTTGTATTTCTTCTTCTGATATAAACGTATAATTTTTTAAACCTCTAGTTGATGGAAACGCATAATCCATATCTTCCCAATTTGTAAATGTAGTAGCATTATTTGCTAAATTAGGTGTTGTAATTATTTCTTCTTGTAAATTATTTATAAATAGAGTTGTTATATAACAAATCTCGTCAGATGCATATACATTTTTATATAATTGTATGTATTTAGAATTAGTATAAGATATTATGATTTGACTATGTTTTCTATTTAGAATACACCACTGTGACGATTTTTGTATATTTTTTCTTTCTATATTATTTAATAAACAATTACATCTTGGAAAACATTGTTTTTGAGACGCTATATTAAAATATGACTTATCTATAGATAATTTATTATAAATAAATTCAAAATTTTTAAATGGAACACAAGAGTTAGACAAAAAAATAAAATGTTCATTATTTTTATCTTTTAATGCTTCTTCTAATAATATATTTTGAGCAAGCACTAATGACACATCAGCATATTTTGTTTCAATACAATTTTTTAATTTATATTGTTCAAAATATTTTAATAGAACATTATTTTTAAAGTGTATATAAATAGTGTATTTATTTTTGTCTACATTTAAAAAAAAATATCTCCATAATTCTTCTAAATTTAAAATATCATAAATTAAAAATAAAAATGCTATTTTTTTCATGTATACATATACGCTAAAATAATTTATAATTTAAATTAAACTTACAAAATCTAGGATAAAAATTAAATTCTAACACATGCTTTGAAACGTTAAAAGACGCAAATATGGCGTTTTAAATGTCCAAAGGTGTAAAATCATTTAAATATATCGACCATCAAAAAAAATGTGGAAGAACTTTTCATATGTCATATGATACGAAAAAAGAAAACACAGCATTTGAACCCTTTATAATAGAAAACTGTAGGGAAGTATTGAAAATGTTTAAACGACACTTAACACTAGGCGATAACACAAAGATAACCGATAAAATTGATGAATAAAATTGATGAAATGATAAATTATATTGCTACAAATGTGTTTCCTATACTTCAAGGCTATCAAGAACACCCTTCCGTTGAAGAATGTTCTTCTGGTGATTGTGGATGCAAGGTTGGTGGTAAAAAAATACGCAGTAAGAAGCGTAAACAATATAGAAAAAGGTATGTGTCAAAAACACGTTCAAAACGAAAAACATAAATTACACGGAACATTCGCCCCACCTCTCTACCGGTTCCTATGCTTCGCTTACATACGGCATTAAATACTCATCTTCTTTTTCATCCACCTTTACATTATTATCCACAGAAACAATTGCAACAGTAGCACAACATCCACAATGGTCTTCATTTGCCTGAAACACCTTACAATCAATCATCCGTTGGTCATATTGGAGCGCCCAACGTCCCAATATGACGGTTGGTTGCTTACGAACAACTAGACGCGTAACAAAATTCCGAAGAAATGACAGCATATCACGACGATACGTATACTTATATCCATTAAAAGCACTTCAATTTAATATCTCGCGGATTTGGATTTCCGCCTCGTCGCCGACGCCCGCCCCCGCCGCCGACCATACTTACAATGTTGGCGTTGAGAGAATCCGCGTGGGCGTCGGCAGTTGATACTGCGTTTTCTTGACCCACCTTTTGGCCCACCTTTTGGGGTATGTTTCATTCTTTCAAGTATTTCCAAGGCATAATCTAGATTTTGTTCTTGTTCTGATGGTTTAACTGGACCTTTCATTGCTAGCCTATCTTTTTCTAATGCGTTCTCCGCCTCCGCCTCCACATCGACGACACGTTGAAACGCTTCAATCCAAAGTTTTCTTGTTTCAGGCGACATATTCTTTACTACATTATATATTTTCATAAAGTTATGAAACATGATTTATAACAATATCTTTGAAAATCGTGTATAAATATTCAAAATATTATTAATTATTATTTTAGTTACTTACGTATTTATTCCATCCCCGTCCCCGCCGACCATACTTACAATGTTGGCGCTGAGAGAATCCGCGTGGGCGTCGGCAATTGATACTGCGCTTGTATTTCATCGACCAGCGATGGCGGCGAGGACGTCGTTTATTCGTAATCGTAGTTACCATTCAGTATATAATAACCTATTATTATAACAACCCAATGTCAAATATCAACGACATTCTTAAACAGTATCAGAATATACTCTATTTGATAGGGCGAATATTCGCATTGTTTATATTTGGACCCTATTTGATATACATCGGTAATAAAATCAAAAACACAATATTGATTCTACTTGGCATACTCCTTATAGTCTGGGATGGTGCTAAAATAGGTGTCCAATTGTATTATAATGATTTTTCATACTAACGCTCGGCTCCGCTCGGCTCCGCTCCGCTACAGCCCTCGCAACAACCCCTCAATACTATCCAAGTCCGTCAAAAACCGCGGATACCGCGCGTGAAACTCGCGCATCCTGGCGAAACAATCCGGATAGGACTGGTCCAAGAGTTCCTCCGTTACATCCGCCCATCTCTCAACAACGAAACACGGAAACGCCGCATACAACCGGTCAAACACCGTATGAGTCCGAACGACAATCGGAACGCAGCCTAAGTAAATACACTCGTAAAATCGGTGGGTATCTACACCGCACCCCCGCGGGCAAAGCGCATACCGGCTCTCCAGTGTCTTATCATAGACTAGCGCCGCTGGCACTTTTTCAAACGGGTTCGTCGCCGGCGCATTCTCTGTGTCGTCGGCGTCATTTAGGTTATAAACGAACGACGGCGACGGCGACGACGCGCCCGCACCAGTAAACCACTGGTAGCACTCCTGGCGCGACGGATGCGTCCATAGACTGAAACACAGTAAACATTTTATCGGCCGAACATTCATTCCCAATGTCGTGCGAAGCGACACCCCCTTTTCAAACAAACAAGAGTGATGAAACCGGTGATGCATCAGGACAATCGTCCCGCAATCCCGTATCCCGATTGGCATAATGTGAACTTTAGGATGGTCGTATTCATTATTCTGGACGAATATCCGAATACTTACTGGAAGTAATCTCTCAACAAACTCCCACGCAACAAGCGGTTCTTCCATAATATAAAATACGACGCATACATTACGCGCCCGTAGAATCGCGACGAGGGTATGAACGGGAACCTCGGATTCTCTCGTCGATATAAATACGGAATCTCCCTCGCGCAACTGTGCGGCGTATTCTGCGTAATCGTGAATCCCTACATTCACGCGGTTGGTATAACATAACGTGCTCCGAAGCGCGAACCCGATTTGCGACAATTTGAAGATGAGTCCCGCCGACAATGCGCGTTTTGCTTGTTGAATTGCGTTCATTGCGGGACTTGATAGTATTTAGGAGCGTTCAAGTTTTATATGTTTTATGCCGGGGGTATACAAATGACCGACGCCGACGCCACCGACGCCATTTCCGCTGCGACCCTGCCGCAGCCGCAGCCGCCCACGCTATTCATCAGAAACGACAAACGCGAGAGAAAGCAGACCGCACAGGTATTACCGCCGGGCATCACGCATAATATGATGAATAAATATGTTGTATACTACCGAGAGATGGTCTACCTGAAAGATGGAAAACGAGTTCCGAGAGAATATTTCAAAGTGGAGTCGCATCCCAAACTTGCGCGTCCGTGGGTGACATCCAAATCTATGAAAATCCCCCTACTTGAGAAATTAAATGACGCAAATGAATATGTTATGAAATTAAGCGCGACTGACCCAGCGTCCGAGGCCGCGACCGACCCTGCGACTCAGTTACCGAAATACACAATGATACGTGTTGTTCGCAAAACACCTACAGAGACCATTTTCTCATTAGTGTATGACCGTAAAG